TGAATCAGGTCTGATCGCTATAATATACACAGCCATGGGGATATGGCGGAATTGGTAGACGCACTGTGTTCAGGTCGCAGCGCCTTCTGGGCGTGAGAGTTCGAGTCTCTCTATCCCCACCATACATTATATAAAATCAATAACTTGTAACTCTTTGGTGCAGATTTGGTGCAACCCTTACTTTTAAGAGTTGCTTCTCGGTCTTCCAGTTTTCTTCGATTTAGCCATTTTTTCAATATCTGATCGATTCCATCGAGAGCGCTGTCCATCTTTTGACACACGTTTTGGCATTTTACCATCACGATCAAGCTTTCTGACATATTCCGCTGAATAACCCAAAACTTTTGCTGCTTCAGCAGTATTTAGTGTCAAAGGCTTCTTGTCTACAATTTCTTCCAGGCGCTCGACTTTCTCAACCAGATACTGATTCTGAGATTTAAGCTCTTCAAACATGGCGAAAATCTCAGGCATCCATCGGCTTGAGCCAACTTCCATTAAGACACCTCCAATCTTTTGCCCGCTTTGATTTCTTTATCGGTGGCATGCTCAACAACACCTTTGTTTATTCCGAACTCCGCAAAACCTAGCCGGTCTTCTAGATAAATTCGATCACCTTCTATTCTTCGGAATTTGTACAAACCAAAGTCATGCTTGATCTTTAATTTGCAAATATCGCCTTCTTCAAAAATATTGTGCTGGCGGCGGTATTCGAGAAGGGCTTGCTCTATCTCGCATTGAAAAAACACATTTGTATTTGATGGGCTGTTTAGCTCTTTTTTAGCCTTCTCGTACCCACCCAACTGCTCAATTAGATTCAAGACACTTCTCCCAAAGCCATCACCACACCACTCGGCAACTTGCTCAAATAGCAGGTGAATAGGTGATACAACTTATCCGCATTACTTTCATCTACCGTGATAATCCCGCCAGTGCCACTTTTAACCCGCTGTCTTGACCAGCCTCGCATGTGATACGTGAACTCATTGTCAAAATCGACCGCATTTAAAATCGCATTGAATGAGCCAACATCACCGGCAGACCATGTCTCAATATATGGCTTATCTTTGGCCACAAGATTGTCGATTTGAAGCTGGGCGAACTGCACGTTGGTTAATTGAATTTCAGTCATTCGCTGGCTCCTGTGCTTCACTTACATTGAAATAAGCATTAATTTCACAAGCCAAACTATGCGCATATCCTCTGGCTTCATAACACTCAGGGCAGCCATATTCTTGAGCGCAATTAGCCATGTGGCCCCATTGGCTCATTTGCTCAACAGAAACCAAAACAAATCCTTCCGGCACCGCTTGGGCTTTGGCCTCAAGCCACATATGCCAACCACATAAAGTTTCACGATCTTCATAATTACCATCTTCATCAAGATCAAACTGGCATCCACGAGCGCCTAATTTATTGTCGAAGGCAATCTCAAAAGCTTTCTTTTCTTGAATATCCATCACGCCACCTTCACATCTAAATAATCAGGGTTATCCAGGTGTTCTTCATATTCATCGAATAGCACCTGACATGCCGCATTACCTGTTAAATCTTTCTTTAAGAGCACGTAACTCAGTGTCTTGCGTGTGCCTTTTCCGGTAAATGTAGAACTGCCATCTGCAAGTTCATTTTTGATATAACCCAATTTTTCTAGCCAAAGCTTAAAGCCAACCTCATGCTTCTTTTTAATTCTGAAGATCATCTGTACCCCCAGGTGTTCGCAAAATTTCGAAGGCAATCATCAATACCGAATAGGTTGATGTTGCGGTAAGTTCTAACCCGACCTTTGTGCTGCACAAGCAGCACGCGGGTCATTGAAGAGTAGGAGTAACTCATGAAGCCTCCCCAGTTTCAGCAGCTTGAATCAAGGCATCTTTGCGCTGTGCATACAGGCTAAGTAGCTCCTGGTGATCAGCTGGTAGTAATTTAGCTGCAGGTATTGCTGGTGCCAGTCGTTCTAAAGTTTCAACTGAATCCATGTCATAGATTCGATTGATCAAAACCTGCTTCTTCTTTTTGTAGAACAGATCGATAGAGGCACTACCATGCTCAGCACTTTCCACTGCTGCTTGTTTGCGTGCAGTATTTTCAATTTGATCAATCAAACTAGGTTGCACGACTTCAATGACTTCATCTGCGATTGGTTCAGGTTCAACCTTGGACGTATATTGTTCAGGATCTAGTTCAAGCAATTTATCTTCAGTTAGCCTGCACAAGTGCTGTTGATCTTTTTGATCTAACTGTCCATTGGCCAGAAATACGTGACGGAATGAGAGAACATCATCAGCCTTAGTAAATCGGTCAATTTGTACTGTGAACTTCTCAACAAGCTTTACCCGGTCGGTTTCAACTGAATCCGCTTCAATTTCTGTAACTGGAGTTTCAGTATTAATAGTGGCTTCTTGCTCTATGGCTTCAATAGGCTGAATCACCTCTGGCTCAGGCTGTTTTTCAATATCTGGTACAGCATCACCTGGGCCAGCTGATATGCCAGCCTGTTCAGTCTCATTCTTAGCTTTGGTTGAGCGTCTCTTTTTGGGTTTGCCTGTATTGTCTATAGTTGGGGGGTAGACAATAATTCGACCAAATAGCTCACCCATTGCCACTAATTGTAATTCGGCATTTTCTTTATCCGCCTGAGCAAAACCATTGTCGACAGCTTTGAAATACTCCATGCACTGTTTGCTGTATTTAACCTGTGAGATATGGTCAGGATGAATAATAAAGATTTCCTGATCTTCCACGACATCATCAAGAGTCAAAGGCTTGGTAAATGTAATACCAGCCAGTTCCATGGTTTCAATCTTGATGCAGAATTCATAGCCTGGCATAGCGAAAATCGTAGCCGGGAACTGAGACAGATCATCAAAATCCATTAACTCACCAGCAGCGCGGCACATGATATTTCGGCCAGCCATCATTGCTTCAAAAGCTTCTTTGCTATTTAAAATTTTCATGCTGTCATTGCTCCCTTCGCTACTTGTTCTATTTCATTTTTTACAGCTTCAAATTTGGAAGCTTCTATCTGATTGAGAGCATCAAGCCCTAAGTGCTCACACACTGTTTTTGCATCAAGGCCACAGGTGTCGATGAAATCCTGCAGATCGGCCAGCTGCTCATCAGAAATACCATTGAACTCTGGTGGATCTACCCAGGCATTGCGCTGTTTATCAAATGTGCATTTCATTTCTAGGGCACGACGGACCAATTCAGCACGCATGTTTTTGTAATACAGGTGAGTATCTTCAAGAGACTGAGTGAGCTGATTTAGATCACTTGCATACTGGGCCTCACCACAGCTTTGTACCCAGTTTTCTAGATCTTCTTGAGCCTTGATTGCGGACAATTGATCTGGTGTCAGTGTGTTGATATGGTCCTTGGCCTGTTTGATAAGGTCTGCCAGAAACGTAGGATTGGTCTTTAGATCTGGCACCCATACTTCACCAGTCTCGCCACCCAAGCCGCCTGCATTTTTAGCGTGATGGGTAGGGCAAGGCTTAAAGCTAATTACCCGGGCATTCTTACCTTCACCAGTGGTGACTGTGGTCAAATAGCCCATGATGTCAGCAATGCGGTAAAGCTCATTCCGGTTCTTACCACCCAGATCAGGCCGGTAAATTACCTGGTCACCGCTTTGATCTTCAGAAGCGTGAGCAATAAACACCACATCCTTTCCAGATGCGATCAGAGTGTTCACATACTGTTTAAAGATGTTGTTGGCCAAACCCTGGGCTTTAAGCTTTAACGATCCATCTTTCTGTTTATTGGTCGCATTGAGCATTAAATGGGTTTTGATGCTTTCAAGCATTGCACCGACGGTATCAATCACAATGGTGTTATACGGTTCAAGATCGGCCATTGTTAGGTTTGCAACATCAGACCACTGGTGAGCCTGAACTACAGCACCGCGACGAAGTTCACCAGTACGGTGAGAACCTTTGTCAAAGTCGAAAGAAATAGCTTTGTCACCCGTAAAGCCGATAGAGGTTTTACCCAAACCCGGATCTGCGTACAGGTAAACAATAATTGCTTGGACCAACAGCGCCTGATTCGCTGGAATAATATTAATCGCCATCTCAACGTACTCCTGCAGGACGGTTATTGCGCTTAAAGTTCTTATAGTCTTCAGATGCAAAGAAGCCGGTATTTTCCAAAATTTGATGACGCTTGTTCTTGCGCATAGCAACACGCGCATTTTCTAATCCATCTAAGATCCACTGCGGAGTAAGAGATTTATCCATCTTCTTCAATGAACCATTAGACTGAATGGAGTAGATCTGCGTATTGCAGAAATAGTCAGAAATAGTTCCTGAACTTTTGACACGTAGGGCAAAATAGCTTGCACGGGTTTTACCCACTCGATAGATTTCAAGTCCTTCAAAGGTCTTGATGTATTCAGAGAAATAGCGATGAGTTGAGTTGAACTCAATCGGCATTGGCACTACAGGTAGCTCATCTGCTTTGAATTGCAGGAAACCAGTGTAAAGGTCCACAAAATTAATTTGAGTTCGATCATTTAAAGGAGACCAGTCATTAGAGCCACACTCACACCAGTAGACCGATTGGCCATTCAGGAGTGCTTCAAAAATTTGATCAGCAGAATTTAAAATCATTTTGCACCCCCAACGGCCTTAGCAATCGCTTCAGCTTGATAAGCAGCTTCCTGATCCGCTGCATAGGTAAACATAGCAGCTAGACCGATGAAGATAGAGATAAGGAGCAACAATGCAGAGAAGTTACTCAGCCAATGTGGTTTAGGTGTCGGAACCGGATGTTGACGCAAACGCTCAGAAGTCATGCTTGACTGGCCGAACTCTGGCAAGTTGCTTTGAATAGGGTTTTTGTTCATAATAATTTCACTCACAGTTTAGGGTGTGGGTCACGCCTCAGGTTGTTACAGCAACGCTGGGGCTTGTCTTTGTTTATTTGGTAAAGATTACTTTACTTTATTTGTTGTGTAAAGAGAGATTAACAAAAAAAGTAAAGTTTTATTAATTTTTATTGAGAGCTATGTTTCAATAGGCAAAAGAAAACCCACACAAGGTGGGTTCTCTTAAAGCGTAAATCTTATTTTTTGTATTCAGTAATACTGATGGGTTTGTCTTTCATAAACTCTACAATACCTTCACCAGCTTTGAAGTGAATTGAAACGCCGTCATCATTGGCCAAACGCATACCACTTCCTGAAATAGCTCGTTTAAGGTGATAAACCTTGCCAGAATTATCTGTCATTTCTGCGGTTTCAAAATTATCTGAAGATTTCAATTCAACTGTAAGATCCATTGGACCAGTAAAGTTAATTACCTGAGTTTCAGCTGGAGTATTGCTCACAACTTTTTCTTGCACCGCTTCGTTTTTTGGATTTGAAGTACAGCCAGTAATCGCTAATCCTAACAATGCTGCACCTAACAAATATTTCATTGAGACTTACCTTTCTAGTTATGAATCATAGGTATCTTTATACTAATTGTTATAATGTAACATTTAAAGGTAAGGTTACACTTACCTTACATAAAGAAAAACCCGACGTAAAGTCGGGTTAGTGATGCTTTGCTTTGTTATTACAGGCCAGGTCATGAGAGGCCTTAAGCTCAATATAAAGATTTAATATTTCAGCAGTAAGAAAGTTTTAGCACTGAATAGAATCTTTCTCTTTGTAGTGATCCAAAACCAAATCCATATCAGTCAAAAGTGCAACTTTAGAGTATTCACCAGGTGATAGCTTCAATAAGTTAGGCATATAGTTTTTTTCATACTCGCGCGGGTAGTCTCTGCATAAGATCTTTACCCGCACATCTTGTGTCGTGAATTCTGAATTTAGTTTTTCAATATATATACCGAGAATGTTGTCTGACTTTTCCAGGGCAGTGGTCACTGCATCCAGATCGACATCAGCAGCTTGTTGCTTTTGGCAGCCGGTAAAAGCTAAAGATAAGAGTAGGGTGATAAACGTGATGTGCTTCATAGTTATAGTTTTATTGTTATTGGACTTTGAATTATAAGCGAGTTTGGGAAAAAGAAAACCCACCGCTGAGGTGGGCAATATTATGTGTTGTAAATAATCAAACAGGCAGACCTTGGTTATAGATTTCATCTAAACGTCGCTGTTCATTATTAAGATGACTTTTCAATACTGCTGCAGATGAGACTTTATCTGATAGATTTAACATTCTATTTTTGGCTCTAGAGAGCAGGGTTGTATATAGAATCGGAGTAATTACAACATGATCATTCCATTCTTTACGTGGTGAATTTTCTCCACTTTCAATTTTATCACCCAATATAAAGCCATGAACTTTAGTTGTTTTTGAAATAGCACCTTTAGATTCCAATTCTTTAACATATTTCCAAATTTGATCCTTTTCATCACTACCAAGCATTAAACCTGTGGTCTTTAAATCCACAATAACAACATGATCAATTCCAATCTCTTCATGATTTTCGTCATCAAATTTAGGTCGTGTGTAAGCTTCAGGAATTATCACGAAGTCCGGTCTATTCAAAGATCCTTTTTGCTGAATTCCAAATAGACTCTTAAATACTTTAGACATTCCTTTGTTTGAACTAAAATCAATAGCCTCAAAATTAGCACCAAACATCCATAATCCATTATTAAAAAGAGTTTGTAATTCCTGAACCTCTTTTACCCCAATAATATTTATTCTTGATTCGAATTCTGCAATAGTTTTTAAACGTCCCTCAATTTCATCGAGTATAATTTTAGCCATACTCACACCCCAGTCTTCTAATATTGAATTTAGTTTATCTAACTCATCTGAAGAAATATTAGCTAATTTTTGTAATAAATTAAACTTATTGGATGATTTTTCTAAATTTATCAATATGTTGGTTATGTTATATAGGTCTTTCTCAGATAGTGTGGGGCATAGACTTACTGTCTCATCAACAAAAGTAGTAACTTTGGATTTTGATAGACGGCTTAATGAATTTGTATTTGTGCGCACAGCACTAAGAATCTTATTCGCTTTTTCTCTTTGAGACTTTACAATTGGTTCTTGCATTAAATTTTTTATGAATGGAATCATAATATCTTCAAATTCCAACCATAAATCACTCTGCAAGTCAAAGCCAGACCAATCATCTAAAACTAAATTTAGAGAGTGAAGACAGTCAGCTTCGATGATCAGATTCATCTTTTTAGCAGCGGATTTTCTTTGGTCAAACTCATCAAAGTTTTTTAGGAAGCTCCAGTTAATCCCGCCGACCAACCTTCCTTTAACCCACCAAGCAACCCCTCGTTGTTTTGTTGAAGTATCAATTTTGTTTGTATCTATAAGACGTACTTTTATCGTATTGTTTTTAAATTCAACTTCTCTTTCTATAATACATTCTGCTGGGATGTCATTTAGACTTAACTGTTTTTTATTTATATAAATTTTAAATGTTGGTCTAGATATAAAGCGCGCACTTAATTCTTTCCTTAACTCATCTTCATCGATAAAGTGATCTAAATATTTTATTGGTGTGGCAATTGTGATGCCTGGTTTTAAATTAGGTGTAAGATTTTTTATATTTGTTATCAATAGTGGGGAGGTGTCAGTTTCTGTAGATTTAGATACTTTTGCTGAAAATGTTTCCTCATTTTTAGAAGATACTACTTCGTAATAATCATTAAAGCAGAATGCAGAGAAGCGCCCTTTACCATTTTTTCCAAAAACATCACGTTTTTCAATTACCTTACCGTTCTCATCAAGTATGCTCACCGTGCTACCCTGATTCTCTATTCGATTGTAATTTAATTTACTCCATATTTTTTTAAATTCATCTAAGGTTAGTCCTTTACCGTTATCATGTATTTTAAAGATAGGATTAGATAACTCTTTGTTTTTTGGCCAAGATATATAAACCTCTGTAGATCCAGCATCGAAGGCGTTAGCTAATAGTTCTGTAATAGCAATGATTGGGTCCTTAGCCATATTACCGAGGAAGTTATCAAGAAATCTCGAGTCGTACCTAGCTTCAAATAAATTTTGTTGTTCCATTATATTCTCTTCAATTTAATAATTCTAAAAAACCCAACCAATTGAGGGCAGATTTCTCTAAACAACTCAACCCAAGCCGCATATAGCGGCTTTTGATTATTTAGATTTTTCTGTATAAGCCAACAACTTTACCAACTAAGCGGCAATCTTCTGTCAGCTTGATAATCTGCTCAGGCCAATCTGGGTTAAGTGGCTGAAGATACTTGTCCCCGCCTTCAATAATAAGCTTCTTAAAAGTAGCTTCGCTCTCACCACTACAAGCAATGATAACTAAATCATCTGTTTGTAAATCGAATGTTTGAATATCTGGATTTACATAAATACGATCACCTGGTTTAAAGTCTGGCTTCATTGAATTACCAACAACCACCAATCCATAGCCATTCTTGCCACACTCTTTAATTGGGGGAAGGTGCTCCTCGATCTCCGCATCTTTTAAAACAGTCTCGATCGGCTCAAATGAGCCAGCAGCTACCCATGAGATAACAGGAACAGGGCGACCCTCGATATTTATTTTCTGAGTTAAATCGATATTGTTATCAAGTTGTGAGGCCTCTAAAGTCATAGGTGCTTTTTCACCCGCCAACCACCGTGAATTAACCTTTAAATAAGCAGCAGCCTTAACTAAATTAGATCCACCAATCTCTTGAGTTGGACCCTTAAGCCATAGCCCAACATTCACCTTGCTAACCCCAACATGCTCGGCCAAGTCAGTGTTTCTAAATTTCCTACCTGTCACTTTTTCGTAGTGCGCTTTTGCTTGGGCCATTCTTTCTTGAAGGGTACTCATGAATAAAAATCCAATTTTATTGTAAAGCTAGCTTAACTTTTCATATGTAAAGTTTGCTTATGTTTTTAAAGTAAAGTATTCTTAACTAATTAAATTAAACTTAACGGAGTTAAGGATGAGAATTGAGATGAAAACAAGTGATGTTTTGGCTCGATTTAACGCACCTAAGGTAGCTCAAACATTAAAAATTACTCGCCAAGCTGTTTATCAGTGGGGTGAATTGGTTCCAGAAAAATCAGCATTCAAACTTTTAGATGTGGATCCAAGCATTCCTCATCAGAAAGTAGCTTAAACCAATTATCAAGCAGTAATCGTTTTAAAGAAACGTGAACAAAAACAGGGATTCACATGATTCTAAAGAAAGAAACAAGAATAGCGATTCATCAGATGATTAATCAGTCTGAAGGATTTGATCCAAAGGATATTGCTCAAGTCACTGGTGATGCTCACAAGACGATTTGTAACTATGGCAATCCAAATATGGAAAACCATGATCCAAGTCTTAAGAAGTTTGAAGCAATTATGCTTTTGACCCAAAACCCGGTTGTTTTGAAAGTTTGGGCGCACATGCTTGGTTTTGTTCTTATGCCAGCAGGTGGCGAAGGCACACATCGTCAGATGACTATCGTGGAAGCATTGCTTCAAATGAATTCTGAAACTGGAAAAGCCAATCAAAAGGTTTATGAGGTTTTGGAAGATGGCATGGTGACGCCACAAGAGTATGCGGAAGCGAGCGAAATTCTTAATCGCATTATTGAAAACGCTAAAGCAGCGGATATGGCTTTAAACAAGCAAATGCATAAATTCACACAAAAAGAAAAAGCCTGATTTACGAGATCAGGCTTATTCAATTCATTAATGATTGGAACCAATGAATATGAAATCAAATTTAGCATATGAACCACCGCTACCTCAAGGGCAAGTAGTTCATTTTCCAAAAAATGAGCGCAAAGCTATGTCGAATAAAGAAGAGCGCTACACCAAGATGCCTAATGCTTTAATTGATGGCCAGATTATGGCTCAGTTAAATGACAAAGCATTTAAGTGCTTAATGTTTGTCATGCGCCAAACCTTAGGGTTTGATCGTGTATCACATCCAATCGCTATTACTCAATTTCAGAAATATTGCGGGATAAAAAAACGCGATACGGTTATGTCATGCATTCGGGATCTGGAAGAACTCGGTTTGATCAAAGTTGAGAGAACAACAGGCTGTCTAAGTGAATATCAATTTACTCCTGACCAGTACCGCGAAAAGGGACTAGTACCAAATGAAGGTAGTACCCTTAAAGGTGACGGGACTAGTACCGTTGAACGGGACCCTATTAAAGAAACACTTAAAGAAACATTTAAAGAAAACTTTAAAGAGAAAAACGCGCAAGAAAATTCAGTTGATCAGGTTCTGAATCTCTGGACACCAGATTTACATTCTCTGAATTCTTGGTTACAGCGATCAGGTGAAACTCCGATGACCAAAGAACTGGTGAATCAGATTTTAATTGAAGTGAATGCTCACTACGAACCACGTTTGAATGCAGGTCAGATTACAGACACCCAGATGTATTCAAACTTCGTGAAGTGGATCAAGCGAAAGTTCACTCAAAAACAAAATTCACACTCTGCAGCACCCGCCCAAAACAACCGCAACGTAAATCAAAACTGGGGCCAGGTTCAACAATACGCACCCGCAACCGATGACATCGACTTGGAGGGCTTAGTATGAATGCAGCAGCTCTACTTGGTTCAAAAATTCAGATCAGCTCTGAATACTGTGACCGCCACCAAATGCAAAAAGTTCAACTGGGTAACCAGTCAATTTGCAAACAGTGTGCATCTGAAATCTTAAATCAGGCCCATCAGGATCATGCAGCCTCTGTCAATCAGATGGTTCGTGAAAAGCATTTTGAAGGCGCGAAGTTACCAGGTCGTCATGCAAACAGTGGTTTTAAGGAATACATCACCACTAACGACGGCCAGAAACATGCCAAAGCTCAGTGTGTGAAATTCACTAAAGACTTTCTGGAAGGCATCACTCGCAATCTGATTATGGTGGGTCGTACTGGTACTGGAAAAACCCATTTGGCATGCGCAGTCGCTCGCAACGTTCTGGAGGCGCGTAAATACGCCCGCTACGTCACTTCTGAAGATATGGCTAATGAGATTGCCAACGCTTGGAAAAAAGCCGATGACAACGAAGCCAACGCAATCTGGCGCTATACCGATTATGACCTTCTGATTCTGGATGAATATGGATTGCATGATCGCCATGAAAACCGCCTGCAACTAGTTCACAAGGTTTTATATGCGCGTTATGACGCAGGTAAGCCGACCATGCTGATTTCAAATATGACGAAAGATGATTTGGCGACTGATTTGGGTGATCGACTATGGTCCCGGTTCCAGCATGACGGATTGGCTGTGGTTGAGTGCAATTGGATGGATCGGCGTGTAGGGGGTGGGGTGTGAATACAACAATTGAAGAATTTTTGAAAAATGGTGGCGAGATTAAGCAAATTGATTCTGATGATCAGTCAAAAATCCATAGGAAAGTTAGCTTTGAAGATCAGATAAGTTTGATGCTTTTTGCTTGTTATGCCACTACGCCATTTTCAGTGAAGGACGTGCAAGAAGCTGTTTTTGATTTCCATAGAACCACTATTTACAGCCTGCTTCAGGAGCATGTCAAAGGTGGTTATTTGGAGCGTGTATCAGAGAGTCATTACCGTGCAACTGCATATGCCAAAGACATTATGAATGTAAAGGGTGAAATTGCCGTATGAAGGATCTAAACAAAGCGCTGATGTTTATTTTCATGGCTATTGGCGCCGTTGTATTGAGGGTTTGGGGTGAATGACCAGCTACTCAATCGCTGAATACAAAAAAATGGTTAAGGCCACAAAACCTAAAGGGCGTTCCAAGCGTCCTAAGGTGAAAGGCGAAAAAATACCAAATGAGTTTGAAGCGAAACTGGCCCGAGAACTAAAGACTTTAAAAATTGAGTTTGAGCAGGAATTTGAGTTTCACCCAAAGCGGAAATGGAGAGCTGATTTTCACTTGGTAGACAAAAGGATATTAGTCGAGGTGGAAGGCGGGATCTGGAGTGGAGGAAGGCATACCAGAGGCAAGGGGTATATCGGGGACATGGAAAAATATAACGCCGCAACAATGATGGGTTTTCAAGTATTAAGGTTTAGTACAGATCAAGTGAAGTCAGGTCACGCGATCCAGCAAATTGAGAAGATGGTAGGGGAATAGGGATGAATGCGATGGTTGATAGAAAACATTTTTCGGTAGCTATTAATTGGGCGGAGCAGCCTATTGAATGGCATTTGGAGCAATACGGGTCATGGCTTTTGGTTGACGAAAACTATGTGTGTTTAGGGGCATCAAGCATTTTAGGGCATTTAATTGATACGGTTAATGGGGTGTGTGTTGATAAGCGGGAGCGTGTGGCGCCACGATGTAAAATTAATGATGTGCATGCTGATGCTGTGAGTGACATGCTGACTGCTCTAATGAAGAATGAAAATTCCAAAGTTCAAAAGTGGCTTAAAATTGTGATTATGTTTTATGTAGAATTTAAATCAGAAGCGACAATCGCAAAGCAGCTTGGAATATCTGAATTCTCAGTGGCTCGTGACAAGATGCTAGGCATGGTTCGACTGGCGACCAAGTATCAGTTTAGAAGTCGCATAATTGGGGCTTGAAAGTCAGGGTGTATATTGATATATTCATGTTATAGTGATCACAGTGTACGTTAAAGCACTAGATTGATTTAAAAGCTCGCCAAATGGTGGGCTTTTTTGTTTATGCATTATTTGGTTTTGTTGATAAATTTGTTAAATAGGCGTGTTATTAAAAAAATAAATGTCATATTTGATCTTATCTAGCAAATAAAATGAGTGATTCTGCATGCATGTAATGAAAAAAATATTCATATCCGGAATATTTATCTTCTTACTTTTAATTCTGTACTTTATGCATGCCTTAGGTAAGCAAGAAAGAATCGATCAGCTGGAGAGAATGGATAACACTACAGAAGTTCATCGTAAGGTGGACTCTTTTTGATAGCTTATTAAGTGAATAGGTGTCATATTAAGGTTCAAGTTTAAATCAAGTTGAATCCTTGTGAATCTGCAAAGGGTTGTGATTTTAGGCGGAATATTATTAGCACTTATATTCTTTTTGTGTTTTCACGTGCATAACCTTTCTAAAAAAGACAGGTTAGAGAGTTTAGAAAAACTATCTGAGGAGGTTAAAGCCTCTAAATAAGTTTTTAGAAAAGATTGAATGGAAGCTCATCGAAAGGTGGGCTTTTTTAATGCTTAGAATTTATTGCGTGAAAAGAAAGTTAACTTAAGTTCAACATTTGAAAACAGTTTCTTAATATTATCTATACTTTCTTATTAAACCCATGGTGCTATATTGTTTTCGCGATAAGAAGAAACTCAAGTAATACGAAAAAATGACTACAGCCCTAGCCCACTTATTTTAACGAGTAAGTGGGCTTTTTAACGTGATCAATAAAGTAACATTATGCTAATGAATAAATTATGGCTTTGTATAAAATGACCACCTAGATTCTATGCTGTAGAGTCTTTCCTATTCAGCCTCCTTTCCCCAAAAGGAGGCATTTTTTTGCCCGGAGAAAAGTATGCTCCAATTTATATTCTGTTTATTCGGCCTTCATGGTGTGACCGAGATCGATTACACGGTTGATGATGAAGAAATCAAAGTGTGTCGGGATTGTTTGAAAGAAGTTGAATGATAAAAACCCCACTAATAAATGGGGTCTGAATAAGAATATATCGCTTGTGTTTTATTCCAAATTAAAAGAATCGTATTTCTTATCCTTGATTTCTAAACCCACTAAAACCGTTGACAAGGCGAGGAGCCCCAAAATTTCTAAAAAGAATATGTCATGTGAAATTGTTGCTAATACTAAACAAGCAACAGATACACAAATAAAAATGCCTAATACGTAATAAAGAAAAGATATTTTCATGATGGGGTAGGCATTCGGAGAATAAGGGGCGATCAAATTAACATAATTGTTAAGTTATTGTTAACGTAAATTATACACAAACAATACACTTTAATCGAAACCTTAAATAGCCGATCGTATTACGGCAATCAAAGCCTCTCGCATTCTAGATGTTGAGGGGTTTTTCTTTTCTTATTGGTGGTGGTTATGACTCAGTATAGTGACGAAGTTATTGCGCGAGAGTTGCAGGCTGAGTTGATTCGAGCGGTAGCGCGCACCCAAGACAAACTTGGGGTGAAATTTATGACCGTGAACATGGATCTCGATATTTATGGCGATGATTCAAAAGTAAAGTTCTCAACAATACCAGAGCACATACTAAAGCCTGTGAGTTGATTTTATTGGTGGTGATCATGGACACAGTAGAAGCAAAACGGAATTTAGAAGTACTCGAGAGAAACCGCAGTCGCTTAATGAATTACAACCATCTGTTTTCAAGCTATGCATTTAAAGAAATGTGCGGTGCTGAACTTCGCAAAGTAAATAAGCAGATCCACGGCATAGAAGAACAATTAAATGCGGAATTCAAAAAGACTCGCAGCAATCAGAAAGCTGCCATGCATTCGGTGCGGTAATCCACATAGCCAGGCTGCTCATTCAAATTCAAGCCGTGATGGTAAAGGCAGGGGAATCAAGGCTGATGATAGTAAAACCATTCCCATGTGCCATTCCTGTCATTTCCAGTTCGATACTTTCCAGTTGGGTAATCGGGCAGAGAGTGAAGCCATGTTTGAGAAGTGGTTGGTGAGAGTGAATCGGATATTGGTGATGGAAGATAAAGAGGTGTTTTGATGATTACATGGGTAACAGTTTGGGTTTTGACGGTATACCCGTTTGATCAGGGTTCATCCAGATACTCGTATCAACTTCAATACGCCACACAAGAAGTATGTGAGAAACAGAAAAGAAACCACAGCACACATAGTCGCTGTGACTTTCAGCAAGTACCACTAATCAAATAAACACTGGAGATAGGAAATGCAAAAAGCCGTGTTTCCTATCCAGAGTCATGCTGACATCACCAAAGCCATTAACTACATGCACACCAATTACACTCAAGCGATTAATGAGGGCAGGCCTTTACGTGTGGTGATTGATCAGAAGCAGGATGATAGATCGACAGCGCAGAATCGTTTGTACTGGATGTGGTTAGGCCAGATTGAAAGAAAGACTGGTCAGGATAAAGATTCACTGCATTACGAGTTTAAGAAGAAGTTTTTGATCTATATCTATCGTCGTGATGATCAAGAGTTTGCTGAGACATGCGAAGCGATTGCAATGCTTAAGCAAAATGAGTGTGAAGAATACAGAGTGATTGCAGAGCAAGTGATAAGACTTTGCAGTACAACCAAATTAAGCGTTAAGCAGATGACTGAGTATTTGAATTGTGTGCATGACTTTGCTGTGGTGAAGTTGGGTGTGCATTTAACTGTGCTGGATGATTTGAAGTGGTGTTATTTAGATGCATAATAATGGTTGATAATTGATATAATTCAATTAATTTAACTATTCTGGTACATCAAACAATGGAAAAAACAAAATATAAAATACAACAAAGGGACTGGGTATATATTCTGATTCTTTCTATGGTTGGCCAGTTCATAATTTATTTTTTAGCTTTTGTTTATAATAGCAGCACGAATGCATTGGGTTATGTATCTTTTGCAGGAACAATGGTTTCTATAATACTTGCAGTTATTGCAATAGGTTATACGTACGGTGAATCAATCCGGCAAAAACATAATGAAGATGAATTGATAATTCAGATACGAGGGTTGAGTGAAATTAAAGAAAAACTCGGAGATCAAGTGAATGTTTTAGAACAAATAGCTGATCTAAAAAAGGATGTAAATCACACAAAGGAAATAACATTAAGTAATATTCAGAACTTGATAAAAAATATGACTCCTGAACCAGTGGTACCTAGTAATAGTACAACTAGCAATGAATTTCCCTTTTTAAGCAGTATGAACTTCGTTTTATTCGCTCAAATTTCAACATTAATTTACATATATGATAACAGTAATTCTAAACACTTAAGAGATTTTGGTGCGGAAGTAAAAAAGTATTATGCAGATAAATTCACTATCCCTCACGAGATTCAGTTGAGCTTTGAAGGGACAATGGCTGTATGGACAATTTTAAATAATCTAGGTGTTTGGGATGAGACCTGTTATAAGCCTGAGTTAAAAGAGCTATTAGAGAGCAAAATTGCCAAAAATAGTGAAATTTTAAAAATTCTACCAAGTGAAATTATTGATAATTTAAAATCAAATTAATAGTGGCAGTATCAACCTCCTCCGGGAGGTTTTTTTATTGGGTACAGTTTATGGACATAGATGACTATTTCTGGAAAACCAAAAAGCGCCCACTCACAACAAAACCACGTACTAAGCCTTTACCGAAAGCTAAAGAAAAATACTTAGAAGCAGAAGAAACCTTATTTCAAGAATTAGAAGAACATCGAATCGGTTATCGACGAAAGTTTCAATTTGAGTCAACCAGAAATTGGCGCTTTGATTTTTATATTGTGAAGTTGAATCTTCTTATTGAAATCGCCGGCAGCCCGTGGTCGGTTGGTCGTGGTGGGAAAAAGATAGCGAATTCATTTAATAAATATGATCTTGCTGAAGACCAAGGTTATACGATTATGCGTTTTGAGCCACATGCAATTGAGTCGGGTGGTGTGATTCGTTGGATTCAAAGTCAGTTAGCGAGATTAGAAGATGGAACAATTCAGACCATTCCCGCCGTCGAATCTGATTGATCAGGCCGAGGAAGAGGAAGCTATACGTTTAGCACCGGGACCAGAGCTTAAAGAATGGGTCGTGAATAACTGGCTTACTTTAGGCGGTGAATTACATAACCCGGATCATGATCATATTGCCGAGCTGCTACACGACAATGATGAGTTCCTTGCATTCGCCTGGGCTTCATCTGCCGCCGTAGCGAAAAAACGCATGGTACTGGGCCAATGTGAAAAGGTCATGTTTAACCAGGGTGGCTGGAAAAAAGCACGTCAGGAGCAGCAGATGCGGGATTGGTTCGGTTTTGTACCTCAGTATCTGATTACGGTTGATGCTGCCTTTTGTGAACAAGCCTCAGATCGTGAGTTCTGCCGGCTGATTGAGCATGAGCTATACCATATTGGTGTAGAGCGTGATGAAGACGGCGAAATCATTTATAGCGACCATACTGGACTACCTAAGCATTATTTAGCTGGCCATGACGTTGAAGTGTTCTTTGGTGAGACTAAACGCTGGGGTGCAGACGAATCTGTTAAACGGCTTCTGGAAATTGCTAAGAATGCGCCGTTTGTATCTGAAACAAGTATTGCTGCGTGTTGTGGGAACTGTGTGATTAATTAAAATGGGATCAGATTTTAGCTTTACTTTATTTTATTTTTTTGTAGATTTGATCTAAAGGAGGGTACGTATGGCTACATATAAACAAATTCAAGAATTCCTTACTGAAAAACATGGGCGTACTTTTAAAAGTTGCTGGATAGCAGATATTAAAAATCAGCATGGTTTAACTAAAAGGCAAGCACCTAATAGATATGATCCAGATAACCGTGTTCATCCTTGTCCTGAAGAACATAAGGGTAAGGTTGAAGAAGCATTGAGGCATTTTGAAATGATTTAAAAAAGCTCCCCGATTAAAGGGGATTTTTTTTGCCTACTTTGCATGACGTAGCATGACAAAAGGGGGATTTATGGCAGCACTTAAAGAGCCTGTAAAAATATTTATCGTTCAAGCTCTTGCATGCCGTGATACCCCTCAAGAAGTTGCGGAGTTGGTCAAGCAAGAGTTCAATATTGAAATTGATCGCCGTCAGTGTGAAAACTATGACCCGACTAAATATGCAGGTCGCAATCTCGGGAAAAAACTTGCAGATCTATTCAACCAGACTCGTAAGAAATTTGATGAAGGTTTGATAGATATTCCAATTGCTAGTAAGTATTACCGGCTTAAGCAATATCAGAAGAAACTTGAAAAAACCAAGAATGCAAAATTAGCACTCAAGATTCTTGAACAGGCTGCTAAAGATGTAGGTGGTCAATTCACTAACCGACAAGAAATTACCGGTAAGGACGGCGAAGCATTACAAACAACAGTTGTGCACGCCACTCAAGACCAAGTTGAAGCTGCTGTAAAGAAGGCCCAAGAGGAATACTAAATGGATCTGCAAACACAGGTTGAAAAGAAGCTGTGTGAAGATGAGCATTTATATTTCACCCGGCGATTCTTTAAACCCCGTATGGGTTTTAAATTTACTGTGAACTGGCACCATGTTTATATCTCTTGGATCATTGATCAGGTGATAGCTGGTGAGATTGCGAACGTAGTTATCAATGTTCCACCAGGGGCCGGAAAAACTGAACTGACCACCAACCTAATTCCACGCGGCTTAGCGTTAAATGCGCGTTCTCGATTCTTGTATTTGTCATTCTCTCAATCATTAGTTGAGGGTGTATCCGATACGGCACGTGACATCGTGAAGTCGAAAGACTATCGCCAGATGTGGGATCTAACTGTCTCAAACAGTACCGACTCCAAAAAAGAATGGAAGATTACGGTTGAGGACTACGACGTTGGCCATGTGTATGTGGCTTCCATGGGTGGACAGGTAACGGGACGGCGGGCAGGGACATTGGCAGATGATGGATTTACTGGCTGTATCATCATTGATGACCCGTTAAAGCCTGAAGATGCTTTCAGTAAGATCAAGCGGGATGCTGCGAATCGTAAGCTACTGAACACGGTGAACTCCCGTAAAGCTAAGTCTGATACACCGATCATCATGATCATGCAGCGTCTTCACACTGAGGATCCAACTAACTTTGTCATGACGGGAAATCTACCAGGTGAATGGAGCCAAGTATCTATTCCAGCACTGATTGATGATAAGTACATTGCAGCCTTGCCAGACCACATACAAAAGTTGGTACCGCGAGATGCTGAGCGTGATGAGCAAGGTCGCCAAAGCTACTGGCCCAAGAAAGAATCACTTCAATCTCTACTACAGCTCGAAAAGGGTGGTAAGGACAAAGAAGGTGCTACGGTATCCCGTTATACATTCTCAAGTCAGTACATGCAGCAGCCTAAGAAACTTGGTGGTGATCTAATCAAGTCTGAATGGTTTGGATTCTATAAAGAGCATCCGGAGCTTGAGTGGCGCGCCATCCTTGTTGATACGGCGCAGAAAACCAAAGAGCACAATGACTACTCTGTATTCCTGCTTGTGGGTATGGGTATAGATGGCAAGTTGTACTTGCTTGATCTTTTACGTGGCAAATGGGAAGCACCAGAGCTTAACCGTCAGGCTAAGGCATTTCTGGATAAGCACAAGGAATATACCTGGCACACCAAGCCTATTCGCTACATGAAAGTAGAGGACAAGGCATCTGGCACCCAATTGATCCAGACACTAGGAACTTATTCCGGTGTTGCTGTGATTCCGGTCCAGCGTAATACAGACAAGCTATCCCGGTTTATGGATGTACAGGTTCATCTTGAAGCGAACTATAAGGATAAGCCTGAAGATCGTTTTGTGATGGTACCTAAAGATGCTCACTGGGTAGGCGAGTTCTTTGAAGAGTGTGAAGCGTTCAATGCGGCATTTACCCATGATCATGATGACCAAGTGGATACGCTCATTGATGCAATTGAAGACGCAGTGATTGCGATTAATTACAGCCCACCAGCGGCTTAAGGTTTTATTTATGGCTAAGAAAAGTAAAAAGTCTGAAAATAGCAAGCCCGAATCTGGTGCACTCTATTCTCATGAGGCAGAGCAGGCCTTAATCAGCTATTTGACGAAAATGCCGGATGGTGATGAGGTTCTTCGTAAGGCCGGGGTCACACGTCCACGGTTAAAAGTCATTATGTATGACGATGAGATTTATCAGGCGATTGAAAAACGCCAGGATAAACTCGAAAGTGCATCATGGCGTGTAGAACCGATGGATCGACCGGAATCCAAAATCATCATGGAGCATTTGCGCGAGTGGTGGTCTGAGATTCTATTGGGTGCACAGAATGCCCGCTGGTATGGGTATTCAGTTTTAGAAGCCATCTACAACAAACCAGAAGAACCAAGTTTGCATATTGAAGGTGACACCATTACTCCGTTTATTGGTTTTAAATGGATTGGTGAAAAGCCAATGCAGTGGTATGAGCCTAAAAATGATGGTCGCCTGATGTTGCTGGCTAACTACAACACGACTCGACAAGATCAAGAAGTAGATCAGCGCTTCAAACACTTTTTGACACGTTGTAAATCTACTTATGAGAATCCATTGGGTGAGGCTCTTTTAAGTCGACTGTACTGGGTCTGGTTCTTCAAAACGTCTGGCTTTAAGTTCTGGGCCAAGTTTGTTGAAAAGTTTGGCTTACCAATGCTGGTTGGTAAAACTGCCGGCAAGACGACAGATATGCGTGATGCACTGCTTAGAGCACATGCCAGTTCGGTTATTGCCTTAAGTGGCACAGATTCGGTGGAGATTCAAACTGCTAATACTAATGGCAATGCTTCCCAGACATTTGAAGTCTTTGATAAGAACCTTGAACGCCGTATTCAAAAAGTTATCCTTGGCCAGACTTTGACAAGTGGTACCGACGGCGCAGGTTCGCGTGCGTTAGGTGATGTGCATCTTGAGGTTCAAAACTCAAAGTACAAAGCCGATGTTCGGATGATCATGCCGACGATTCAAGCCATTATTAATGCACTATGCGATATCAATGGTTGGGAGCGCCACCGGGTCATCATTGGTGAAGAGAAGTCACTGGAAGAACCTAAAGCGGATCGTGATGTGAAGTTAAAGAATGCTGGTGCGGTCTTAACGCCGCAATACTTTAAGCGTGAGTACGGGCTTGAAGATGGTGATGTGATTGAGCAGCCTCAAACAGGTTTCAATCAATTCACCGCATTACCGCGCCAGGCATTTAACTTTAAGGCATCTGCAAACAAGCTCTCACCAGAGCAGCAGGAAGTTGAAGAATTAACTGATGGCCAGGATGAATTGCAGCTACTGAAACCGGATCAGATCAAGGAATTAGTATTCAAGTCTGATAGCCCTGAAAGTCTGACTTATAACCTGATGCAATTGATACCTGGTGCAACTCAGACTCAGTTCACAGCTAATCTGGATCAGGCTTTGTATGCTGCAGATGTGCTCGGGTATGTGACAGCTCAAAACGGGAAGTAAGTTATGCAACCAGTCACATTCCTTGAGGCGCTTCGGTTTGCTCACAATAAAAAGATTGTGCTACCTGATGAGTTCTACTCAATGGACCTTAAAACACGACAGATGGCAACCACGGTTAGCTTTCTATCGAGCCTTGAGCAGATTGAAACAGTCATTAAGGCTGTGAATAAATCGATTGCCGACGGCGGTACTTTTAAAGACTTTCAAAAGCTAATTGCTGAATCTAAAATCATTCTGCCAAAGCACTATCTGGATAATGTATTTCGTACCAATATCCAAAGTGCATACGGTCATGGTCGGTGGCAACAGCAGCAACGTAACAAGGCTAAACGACAATATCTAATGTATTCAGCGATCAATGATAGCCGGGTGCGTCCGAGTCATTTGGAATTGAATCGAATTGTATTGCCGATTGATCACCCGTTTTGGCTGACACATTATCCTCCCACAGGTTTCCGCTGTCGGTGCACATGCATAGCATTAACTGAGAAACAGGCGCTGAAATACGGCATTACACCTGACGATAAGCTACCAGAGGTTGCTGAAGCTTTGGATTGGTCATCACATCCATTGCAGTTTGGTGAACTTGAATCACTGGTGGATAAAAAGATCAGTACTTCAAGCCTAGATAAGGAATATCTCCTCGAGCAGAAGGAGCTTATAAGAGCTGAATGGACGGCGAGTAAAAAGCTCACCAGCCTATTTGCTCCAATGGATGATAAGACTCGGGACCTATTTGATACGGTGGCCAATACGGTAATTCCACTTGATCCCAGCATTCGACCAAGTGCGATTCGGACTTTCCTTGATTATGTACAGGGGAATGATTCAGCGCTGACCAGCTATTTAAACTCAGCTACAAGCTCTCTGGCTGATGATGTACTTAAGCGCTGGCTGAGTACTGATATGGCAACTATTCAAGCTGTGGCAAGCAATACGGCTTCAACCGTGCTAGGGGCTGCGACTCTTAATCAAGTAGCGGCTTATCAGGTAGGGCAAACTGTCCAGTTTAATGCGCCGTTGCTGATGACTGATACAGCTTCAGATATCGCAATTAAGATTGAGAATGCCAAAGGGCTAGGTGTTGATCTGGATATGCTGAATGCTGGGAATGGCGTGCTGATGCCGATGGGATTGTCATTTGAGGTTGTTTCGATTGAAACAGTTGAAGGGCGGGTGGTTTATACATTAAAGGCTTTAATGAATTAATTATCTGTATTAGATTAAGTCACTTTTTCTAATAATAGATAATATGGAAAATTTATTAAAAATTTTAGCGGTCATTACACCAATAATTGTTCCATTGGCGATAGCTTTTTTGAACTCAAAGTATTCAGTTAAAAGACACCCTAAAGAAGAATTTGCAGAAGATGTAATAATTGCTGAAAAATTTGCGGCTATTCATGATTCAAATGTATCTCATTTGGTTAAGGATAGGCTGGCTCAGCAATTATTGGAAACTAAGAAAATTACTTATTTAGAGATTGCTTATTTCTATCAATATAGTGATATGGAAAGATGGATTGCTGAGTATATTCGCCTAAAAGATAAGCTTAAATTGGTTCGTCATAGCAATGGTAAAATTATAAAAATTCATCATCCTTATTCTAGAAAGAAAGTTGCTTCTTTTACTTTAGGGTATGTTTTTTTTGCAATCATTGGGCTACTACCTTTCTTATTTATTAATACTTTTATTGAAATCTTTGAAAGCCATATGCAGTCAAAGCAATACTTGGTTATTTTTAATATGTTTACATGGCCAATTTTATCAATACTTGTTGCTCTAATGTTTTTACATGAAGGAGCTAAATATAAGGACGCTCAACGTTTTGTGAAAAAATTTGAAACAGACGCCATCAAGATATAAGTCTTTAACAACTTAAACCGCTCCTTATGGGGCGGTTTTTTTATGGAGCATGAAAAATGCCAGATCCAAATGAAGAGCGATTGAAGTATCTATTCAATGCTGCGGCAATTGAAGTCCCCAAAGCTGAAGAGGGACAAAAACGAAAATTTAAAGGCACTGCTTATGCGGGTGGCCGTGTAGATGGTCATTGGTATTGGGGACGCTCAGGTGTGGTCTTTGATCTTGATGGGATTGAGATTGATAAGCCAACAGCCTTACTTGAAGAACACTTTGGTTCAAGTCGAATTGGTGTCGTTCAAACCGTGGACACAAACGGAAAGATTGATGTATCAGGTGATTTCCTTACAAACGCCAAAGCACAGGAAATTGTCCAGGATTCTGATGACGGTTTCCCGTTCCAGATGTCGATGATGATTGATCCGGGATCGATTGAAGAAGTGTCTCAAGGCAAAACGGTCACTGTAAATGGTCAGTCGTTTGAAGGCCCAATCACCATCTTCCGTCAAAACCGTATTCGTGAATTTACGATCTGCTCGACTGGTGCTGATCGCAACACATCAATTAAAGCCTTCTCGGGCAAAGCCAATCCAAACCCAACCAAAGAGGACACCAACGTGACCGAATTAGAAAAAGCACAACAGGCCAAAGAGCAGGCAGA